TTGGAAGAAGTATAAGCAGATTATTGCCTCAAAGGGTGATCCAAGGAGAGTCAGAGAGCTAGTTCCAGAGGGAGTCCCAGAGGGGTTCAATTGGAAAGATTATTCAGTAATTAGAATACCATACGAGGTTCTACCCAAGGGCTTTATGGATGAGGGAAACGTGGCTAGATCTAAGGCGTCTGTTCATAGTGGTATCTTCAATATGGAATGGGGAGCGGTATTTGTCACTGATAGTAATGGGTTTTTCAAACGAAGCCTGATCGAGTCTTGTGTTACTAATGAACATAATGAGGTTATTCTCCCATCTGGCCCAGTTGTATTCGATGCTGCGATAAAGGGCAACCCAGCCGCCAGATACATCATAGGGGTCGACCCGGCTTCCGAAATCGACAACTTCTCCATAGTGGTCTTGGAACTCTATCAAGACCATAGAAGAATAGTACACTGCTGGACTACTACTCGTCAGTCTCACACGGAAAGAGTTAAGCTTGGTCTAACTACTGAGGATAACTTTTACAGTTACGCTGCTAGAAAGATTCGTGAGCTTATGCGTGTATTCCCTACTGAGCGTATCATGCTGGACTCTCAGGGGGGCGGTGTCGCGGTTAACGAAGCCCTACACGAAACCTCTAATTTGCATCCCGGCGAAGTCCCCTTCTGGCCCGTAATTGACGAAGACAAAGAGAAGCCGACAGATGATGAAGCTGGGCTCCATATCATTGAGTTGGTCAATTTCGCCAAGGCTGAATGGACCTCTGAGGCTAATCATGGTTTAAGAAAGGACCTAGAGGATAAGACCTTGTTGTTCCCTAAGTTCGATCCTATCGTCCTCGGTCTAGCCGCTGAACAAGATAAGATCAATAATAAGCTCTATGACACACTAGAAGACTGTGTTATGGAAATTGAGGAGATGAAGAACGAGCTTGTCCTAATCGAGATAACCAAGACCCCGAATGGGCGAGATAGATGGGATACTCCGGACATCAAGGTTGGGGCTAACAAGAAAAAGAAGATGAGGAAGGATAGGTATTCTGCTTTACTGATGGCGAATATGGGGGCTAGAAACTTCTCGTTAGTTGGTCAGGCGGCATACGAAAGCTACGGAGGGTTCTCTAGTGGAGTAGTCGGTAAAAAGGCTAAGTTGGCCTACATTGCTCCGCAGTGGTTTAAGGATGCTCAAAATGCATATGATGGATATTGAGCTTCCTACGTCAGCTCGATCGTATTAAATTGTGCAAGCACAATTCAATTACAATCGGAATAAGCAAATGGCAGTAAAAAAGAGTGTTCCACAGACAACTAACGCGATTCTCCAAGATGAGGCTTTAGCCTCATACACCGGGTTGATGAGCACTTCTGCTAGTAATCGTAGATACCTATCGCTAGAGCCCAACATATCGGTTCGCGATGAGTACAATCGGGAAGACTATTATGGGTTCCGCCCTTCAGAGTCTCCAGAGGGTGATGCTAAGGGCATCATGCGAAAGTGCGTTAAGGCTTACAATAATGTTGGCCTTATCAAGCAGGTTATTGATTTGATGGGGGATTTTGCCTCTCAAGGTATTAGGATCTCCCATACTAACAAGAACATAGAGCGATTCTATCGTAGATGGTGGCAGAAGGTCAATGGAGCTGAACGTTCTGAACGTTTCCTCAACTACCTATACAGACTTGGCAACGTCGTTGTCTATAAAGCCAACGGTAAAATTACTAAATCTGACCAGAAGGATATGTCGAGGGCTGAAAAGAGAGTTATCCCATTCAGGTATGACTTTCTCAATCCACTAGTTGTTGAGGCAGATGGGGACTATTCTGACATCTTCGGCGGGGAGAAGAGCTACAAGATTAGGATTTCTTCCAAGACCAAGAATGCTATCGCCAATAAGAAGGCTGACCCATCTTTCCTAAAGGACGTAGACCCTAAGACTAGAAAGATGATTCTAGATGGTGCCGAGTTTATCCCCTTAGACTCAGAGCGTCTATCACTCTATCATTACAAGAAGGATGATTGGGACGTATGGGCCAACCCAATGATTCATGCCATCTTAGATGATATTACTATGATGGAGAAGATGAAGCTGGCAGATATGTCGGCTTTAGATGGGGCCATCTCTAATATACGACTATGGCGATTGGGTAGCCTAGAGCATAAAATCGCCCCAACTAGAGCAGCCGTAGATAAGCTCAGAGATGTACTAGCTAGTAATGTTGGTGGCGGAACTATGGACCTAGTCTGGGGTCCAGAGCTTGATTTCAAAGAATCTACTAGCCAAATTTACCACTTCTTAGGTAGCGAGAAGTACGGCCCAGTACTTAACGCTGTATATGGGGGACTAGGAGTCCCACAAACCATGACCGGGACCTCCTCTGGTGGGGGTTTCACTAATAATTACCTGAGCCTTAAGACCCTCATTGAGAAGCTTGAGTATGGCCGAGGCCTCCTAGAGAACTTCTGGAGGCTAGAGTTTGAGTCTATCGCTACTGCTATGGGCTTCCCATCTCCAGCGGAACTCCGCTTTGACAATATGATCCTGTCAGATGAGGCGGCTGAAAAGAACCTCTGGATTCAATTGTCAGATCGGCACATCATCTCGGCTGAAACCCTTCGAGAGAGATTCGGCGAGTCTAACGACATTGAAGAGTCACGAATCGCCAAAGAAGAAAAAGACAGAAAGAAGCGTAAATTGCCACCTAAATCTGATCCATTCCATAACGGCAACGTCGAGTCTGAGTTTGTGAAATTGGCCCTCACCAAAGACACACTCAGCATTGAAGATGTGACAGATTATAAGGCAAGAAAGCCTCCTGTCCAGCCCGGAGTTGGAAATCCTGCCGGAAAGAAGCCGGTAAAAGATAATGGCCGACCTTTGTTCAAAAAGGATGCTGGTCCTAGGAAGCAGAGGAGAGTCCTCCCTAAGAGCAAGGCAGATTTGGCTAGTACTATCTTGTGGACCACAGAGGCCCAGAAGAAGATTTCGGCCATACTTAATCCAGTTATGCTTTCTCAGTATGGGTGTAGTTCTCTACGAGAACTGACAACGGCCCAGCAGGCCGAATTAGAGGAGATTAAGTTCGTGACCCTTTGTGGACTAGAACCATTCTCTCTAGTAGATACTGAGTCCGTGGCCGAGGCCATGGAGAAAAAGAAGAAAATAGACGCCCATCCTTTTTACCGAAACTTTTTGGCGACTCATAATAGACAGCCGACTATTGATGAGGCACGTCAAATAAACTGCTTAGCATATGCTTACGAAGAATTTTAAGAAAAAAGCAGAAAACTTACAATAGCTGCGTATTTAAATTATGAGGTAACCAATGCAAGTATATGAAGCTGAAAAATTAGACAACTTATCTGACGCTCTTAAGAGCGTTAGTGTTGCTATGGTCTGCCCAATTACTAGCACGCAGTTACTTAGTGGAGATTCTGAGATAGCTGGAATAACACTAGCTTCAATTAGTGATAGACCAGTTCAAGCAGATCTTTACTATCTAAATTCCATTCTAGTATCGGCGGGATGGAATAAAAACGACGATGTCTTTGACGTAGCAGACCTATGGGCGGCACGCGAAACACCAGTCGACAAGCCATTCAATTATATGCACGATGAGACAGACATCATTGGACATATGATTTCTTCAGCCGCAATGGGTGAGGATGGTGCCATTATTAACGAAGTTCCTCTTCCAGATAAGATGGACCTAGTTACTTCCGCCGTTATTTATAAGACTTGGGGCGACCCCGACCAGTCCATTCGAGTCAATGACTTGATTGCTAAAATCGATGAGGGTCAATTAGCTGTATCTATGGAATGCGTATTTCGAAACTTCGATTATGCAGTTGTTGAACCTGATGGTTCACAAAAAGTTATAGCTAGAGACGAAAACTCTGCGTTCCTCACCAAGCATTTGCGGGCTTATGGTGGCACTGGATCGTATGAGGGCTACAAAATTGGCCGCTTGTTGAGAGACCTATATTTTTCTGGTAAGGGTCTTGTAGATAAGCCAGCAAATCCAAGAAGTGTTATCCTCCCGAAGGAAGTTAACCCATTCAAGCCCGTAGATACTTTTTCCACATTGGCTATGGAGGTAGTGATGCCTGAAGATAATTCAGTGCAACTAGCAGAAGTCAACGCCTTGAAAGAGGCTCTCTCCACAGAGAAGGCTACTGCGAGCACTCTAGCGACAGAAGTCAGTGGTCATAAGGCCACTATCACTTCGCTTGAGACGAAAGTAAATGAACTAGAAGCCACTATCGCGACTATTTCTCAGGAGAAACTGACCCTAAGTCAGGAGATCCAGAAGATGGTTTCTGAAGTGAAAGCTGCTGCAAGAAAGAACGCTCTTGTCACTGCTGGTGCAACCGAAGATAAAGCAACAGAGTTGCTCTCTAAATTTGCAGATGCTACTGACGAGATGTTCGATGTAGTAGTAGCTCTAATTGTTAAGCCGACCCCTGTTACGGACACTGAGTCGGTTGAAGTCGAAGTCGAGACAGAAACTGAAGCTCTAGAAACTGTAACCGAGGTTGATGAACCAGCAGTTGTAGTAGTTGAAGATTCTGTTGCTGACAAGATAAGCGTTGCCTCACAATGGCTGCGTGCTAGTGTCCTTCAGTCCACAAAAAATTCGAAATAAGGGGTAAGGCATGTCACTAAAGGGTGATCGTTACGAGCTAGACACAGACATTTCATTTTTCATGAATGAAACTGCTACTCGTGGTTTGGTTGTTTCTGTAAGTACGGCGGGCTCAGGTGCCGCTATGGATAGTGCTGTAGCTTTGGCGACAGTAAAAGCGAATCCATCTGGAGCATATCCTCTCGGGGTTCTGCTGAATGATATGGTCAACCTTGACCTGACTCGTCAGCACTTGAACCAGCACAAGGATGAAGTCCAGAAGGGTGGCAAGATTACTATCTTGCGTAAGGGATTCGTCACTACTGACGCTATCTCTGGTACACCAGCCGGTGGTCAAGATGCTTATCTTGCTGGTACTGGTCTTATTAGTGCCACTCAGGCCGCTGGGGCTCTGAAGGTCGGTCAGTTCCTTAGTTCTAAGGACGCTGATGGTTTCGCCAAGGTTTCAATCAATCTATAAGGGGTAATTTGATGTCGTTCACTAAGCCGAATCCAGAGTTCATTGAAATGCTTAAGCAGTCTGGCGATACGTCGCCATCTGTAGCATATGCTGGTCAGGAGCAGATGGCGAAAGCTCTTCAGACTCCTCTCCGCGAAGCTATCTTGGTGGGAGACGTTACTGCTCCTATCTTTGAGAAGCTTACACTTGATGGCAATTCTACAGCCGAGTTCCCACTCGACCTGTTGAATCCCGGCGACGAAGTTGACTTCGTAGCCTATACGAATCCCGGCCATGGTCGGATTCCAGAACGAGCAGTTGAAGGCGACTACATTCAGGTTCCGACCTATGGTATCGCTAACTCAATTGACTTCTTGGCACGATATGCCCGTGACGCCCGCTGGGATGTTGCTGGTCGTGCTATGAAGGTGCTGGAAGCTGGCTTCGTTAAGAAGATTAACGACGATGCTTGGCACGTTCTGCTTGCCGCTGGCGTAGACCGAAACATCATGGTATATGATGCTGACGCTGCTGCTGGTCAGTTCACTAAGAGATTGGTTTCTCTTATGAAGTCGGTTATGCGAAGAAATGCTGGGGGTAACTCTGGCTCTATCTCTCGCGGTCGATTGACCGATATCTATCTTAGCCCAGAAGCTCTGGAAGATATTCGAAACTGGGGCGTGGACATTGTTGACGAAACGACTCGTAGAGAAATCTACGTCGCTAGCGACGATGGTGCTATTACCCGAATTTTCGGTATCAACCTCCATGCTATGGACGAGCTTGGTGAGTCACAGGAGTATCAGTCCTACTTTACTAGTCAGCTTTCTGGTGCCCTTGGCCCATCAAGCGACGTAGAGTTGGTTGTTGGTCTTGATATGACTAGCCGAGACTCCTTCATCATGCCTGTTCGGCAGGAAGTTATGATCTACCCAGATCCTAGCTACTTCCGTCAGGGAAGAGTTTCGTTCTTCGGAAATTGCGAGCTTGGCTTCGCAGCATTAGACAACCGTCGCATTTTGCTGGGTTCTCTCTAAGAGAATTTTGGCCTAATCAAACTAAAGTCGCAGAAGTTAATCGCTTCTGCGATTTTTTTTGGCTATAATGGATTTGCTGGCATCTCCGAATTTGGCGTAGAAAAAGGAAAATCATGCTGCTCGATGACAAAACAATTAAAGAATTTGGCTATTCACAAACTTCACTTAGCAAGCACTCAAAAAATATGCTCTGGCTTAAGTGTGATTACTGTAGTAATGAGTATACCAATGCACACTGCCGAAGAGTAAAGTCAAATGCAATGCTGGATAAAGACGCATGTAGAAGCTGTAGGATGATAAAAATAGGCGATATTAACTTTATCAAACTTGGGGTAAGAAATGTTTTTGAGCTAAAGTCTACCAAGGATAAATTAACTAAGACAAATCTGGATAGGTATGGAGTTGAAAGACCATCACAATCTCAGGCCATTAAGGATAAAGTTAAAGACACCATGATGGAGAGATATGGTGTCGATAAGATAATGGATATAGACGGGGTAAGAGACAAGATTAAAGAGACTAACTTAAAGAAGTATGGTGTTGAGAATGCTTCTTCGGTTGAGGAGTTCAAGGAGAAAAGGAAGAATACGTGCAAAGAGAGATTTGGTAAAGAGACATATCTCGGGTCTGAAGATTGTATCAAGAAAACAAAGGAGGTCACTGGGGTCGACAATGTGTTCCAGCTAGAATCGGTAAAAGAGAAGTCTAGACAAACTATGCTAGAGAAGTATGGCGTAGATAATCTAATGAAGTTGCCAGAGGTGAGAAAGGATAGGATCAAGAAATGCAGACAGACCAAGATAGATAAAGGAATATTAGCTATTCATAAGGGCAGAACCAAAAGAGAATGGGCAGAAGAAACTGGCTTTTCTAGGTCCCGATTTAGCGTTCTAGTAAAAGAGAACGGGTGGGAATTGGCTGTTAAGATGACCCCACGAATTAGTTCCCTAGAAGCAATAGTCGAGGATTGGCTGAAGCAAGCTGGGATAGAGTATAGCAAGCAGGTAAAAATTGGCAGATATTATGCCGATTTCACAATAGGTAATTTGGCCATCGAACTCAATGGTACTTATTGGCATAGTGAACTACACAAAAAGGACGACTATCACGTTAAGAAGAGAGAGTTCTATATTGAGCAAGGATTCGTACCGCTATTCTTTGGTGAAGATGAAGTCACTCAAAAGTTCCATATAATTAAATCTATCATCCTCAACAAACTTGGCAAGAGTACCCGCCTATTCGCTCGCAAGCTCAAAATTGGCCAAGTCGGTAAAAAAGAAGGTGCCAAATTTTTAGAGGACAACCATCTCATGGGACAGGGGCGGGGCGAATGCATCGGCCTTTATGATGGTACTGAGTTAGTAAGCCTAATGAGGCTTCGTCGAGTCAAGGGAAACGATTGGGAGATTTCCAGATTTTGTAACAAGGTTGGCCATTCGATTGTGGGCGGTTTGAGTAAGATCCTCTCCTTTTTTACTGAGGTGTTTAAGCCCGAAGGGCTTATTTCCTTTGTGGATTTGAGATATGGGACTGGAGACTATATGGAAGGGCTTGGCTTCGTAAGGGGCAAGGCTTTTAAGAGCTTTAAATGGACAGATGGTAAGAATTTGTTTAATCGCATGAAATTCCCATCTAATACTGGCTATGATCATAAGCTCTATAAGTTGTGGGATTGTGGTCAGCTCAAGTTTTCCAAGAAATTTATGTAAGCAGGAGAACTGGGGTAAGTCAATCTTAAGTAATCAGGACAATGAAGGTCGCAGAAGTAACTCTCTGCGACCTTTTTGCGTATTTACTTATGGAGAACAAATACGGATCTGTTGATCCGCTGTTGGTCGAATTTGGGGGATTTATGAACGGTTACGAAAAAGCTCAGTCGTTGAATTTGACCGGAACTGACGCGGAAATCGTGGCCGTTCTGCATACTTTGACTGTGTCAAACATCGCTGTAGATGCTGTTCGCGTGTGGCTCCGGGAGAATCTACTGTGGTTCCGATCGAGCCCAACAACAATGGGTGGGGCGATTCAGCAGGTGATAGAATCACCATCGACTCCGGATGAGACGAAACAGCAGCTCGGAATCTTCTGGAGTGCTGTTTTTGGTGATGGTGCTCAGAACCTGCTGACGACGGTCCCTACATGGGCTGGTCTTGTGTGGCAAATCATTCAGGGGCTTACTCAGGCCGCTCCGGATGCCGCCGCTTTGGTTGATTCGTTCTATGCTCTGGATGGTGGCAGGCCGTACAAGGAACTGACTGTTGAGCAATTTGCAGCACAAAGACAGGCTGCGGAAACCGAGGCAGCACTGACAGCAGCGCGAAACGAACGCCGGTCACTTTACGACGCATTTGAAAACGCTGTCGGCACATCAGAGCAACCTGAAAAGATCAACGAAATGCGGACAATGCTTGATGCGTTGGAGGCTGTTTGAAATGACAGTCTACTCCGAGTTAACACGATACTCCGCATCGATCTTTTTCGACTTTTCGGCGGCCGGAACAAAATATCAGAACACCGGAAAAACTGTCAGTGTTGCTGACGGCGATCCTGTGGCGGTGCTGGTCGGGACAGGATATGGTAGCAGCACTGCAGATGCTGTGAGGTCGACTGCCGACGCTAATCGGCCAGTGTATCGGGCCAACTTCTCCGCAAGTGGTTATCCGGCTTTGCAGTTTGACGGAACTGATGACTTGATGCTGATGAGTGCGACTGGGGCACCATCTGGGACATCATCACTTCGGTTTTTGCTTGCAGCAGTACACGCTACATCAACATCAGGTGCCAGAACGATATTTTCGCGAGCGTCTGACATTCCATCACAGGTATATCTTTCAAGCGCCAATCTTGAGTGCCAGAATCCGACGTTCACTGCCACTAACGCATCAGCAACAGGAAGGTTCGTGTTAGGGTTATTGATCGACGGATCAGCTACAAAACCGACATCAATGGTAACGACGGGCTGCGGAGGCGCTGCCAGAAAGATCAGTGCAACATCAGGAGGCAGCGGGAGTTTTTCGTTTGGTGGATACGTATCAGGAGTTAACCTGTTCGCAGGCGGAATCTCGCAGGTGATATATGGCACGATGCCGTCCACGGCTACGCTGTTGGAATTCCACCAAATTGCAAATGCACTGAGTCAGGACTGGGGCATGGGTGATGTGCCATTATCCATCGGATCAAACAAGCCACAACACCCAATGAGTCAGCAGGTGATCGGATGAGACCAACGATTCTTCACATCGGTGGGGTTTTGTATTGGACAATTCAAACGCGAAATCCAGACACGCAAGTGCTCAAGGATGCTGATTCCACGCCGTCCGTTGCTGTGCGGAAAAACGGATCTTCAGTCGCGGATTCCGTTACGATCACAAAGCGATCAGCCACATCTGGGCTTTACGATTGCTCGTATAATCCTGCTGGTGAAGTCGAGGGGGACACATATCAGTTCGAAGAGTCTGCGGCTGTCACTGGAACGACGACAAGTTCCGCGACTTACGTCAATCAATTTTCAGTTCGTGCTGTCCATGCAGGAGCAGTGGAACTGGACTCCGCTAGTCGTCTCGCGATCTGGAATACACTGACCACAGAAACATTCACAGCAGACTCATTCGGTGATCTGCTGATAATCAGCGATGGAACTAACGGGCGTGAGGTAAAAGTGACTGGGGCCAATCACATCGCTGCAGACGTACATGATGTGCAACCTGATGGACTGACTGCCAGTACAGACATTATCGCGATCAAGGCAAAGACTACTAACTTGCCTACTGATCCCGCCGATCAGTCACTCGTTGAGGCAGCAATCACAGCGGCGACTTCCCCACTGGCGACTCCTGCTCAAGTGAACGCTCAAGTTCTTGATGTCCTCTCAGTGGATACATTTGGCGAGCTTTCCTCCCCACCAGCAGCGACATCGTCACTTAAAGATAAGCTTGTTTGGTTATTTATGTGGGCACGCAATAAGGCCACAGCCACTTCATCCCAGCGTAAGCTTTACGCAGATGATACTACGACGGTGGTTTCTACCGAAACCGTGGGAGATGACGGAGTCACCTTCACGAAGGGAGAAGCCTCGTGATCGACAGTAAAAGGGAGCGGTCTGCCGTTCTTTCATTCGCTAGCCCCAATGGACTCCGGGAGCCCAAAGCTAGTCCAGACATATTGGACAGGGCCACATTGCTGGGTCACTACATATTTGTGTCTGGCCAAACTGGTCAAAGCGTTGTCACGATAAGGGCCAGTTTAGTGATCAACCGTACACTAGACATAGAATTGATCAGATAAGCATGTCACACATAATAGCAGATAGAGTAAAAGAAAGAGTCCAGAGTCCAGCAGGTACTGGTATTTTGTCTTTACTGAATACCACTTCTGGCTATCGAAGATTTTCTTCGGTCATGTCTTCTGGTGATACTTGTTATTATTGCTTAGAATGTCCATCAAATGGGGATTGGGAGTGTGGACTAGGCACATATTCTTCCAATAATGCACTATCTAGGACCACTGTTTATAGCTCATCCAACAGCGGAGCTATTGTAAATTTTGCCAATCGTGTTTCGTATGCATTTATATCTTATGTAGCTTCTAGAGCCATATACCTCGACCCATCCGGGGAATTGAATTTAGCTCTCAGTGCCCTAAATGATGTGAGCCTAACGGCTCCTTCCAGCGGCCAGATCTTATCTTTTACTGGATCTGAGTGGGTGAATGGCCCAGTTCCGGGCTCGTATTCTGATGAAGAGGCCCAAGATGCAGTAGGAGGAATCTTAACTGATACTTCAAGCATTAGCTTTAGCTACAACGATGGAACCCCATCGATATCCGCTTCTGTAAAGAATAGCGGAGTGACCAACGATATGTTGGCCACTGGAATCGACGCGACCAAGCTCGGAAGTGGGAGCGTTAGCTCCACAGAGCTTGGCTACCTAGATGGGGTCACTTCTTCTTTACAGGTGCAGCTAGACTCTAAGTATGCTTCTGCGAACCCGAGTGGATATCTGACTGCGTCAGTGGCGTCAGCCACTTATCAACCTCTAGATGCAGACTTAACCTCACTGGCTTCAGCCAGCGGCTCTGGCATTTATGAGCGGTCTGGTGGTAGTTGGACCCCAGTAGTGATTGGGACTGGGTTGTCATTGGGGAGTGGCACTCTCTCTAATACGCTGGATTTATCCAGCTATCTGACTAGTTCGGTGGCGACAGCCACCTACCTGCCTTTGACTGGCGGTACGCTAACCGGCGATCTAAAATTTACTGATGCTACTTATGACATAGGCAAGAGCGGTGCGACTAGACCGAGGGATGGGTTCTTTAGTAGGAACTTGACTGTAGGAGCGTCGATATACGTCCCAGCCTATGGATCATCGGGAACGCCTATACTCAGTTGGGGTGGAGGTGATTTCGGCTTGTATGCGGCTACTTTCGGAGTTGCATTCAAGGCATATGGTGCTGCTGCCGCTGTTGCGGCTTTGAATAGTGGATTGATTGTAACAAGCGGATCTACTATCTGTTGGTCATCTACGTCTAGCGTAGACGGTACTAGAGATGTGTGTTTATGGCGAGGTGGAGCTGACATACTTGACCTCCAAAGAGGCACCAATGCCCAGACGTTTCGCCTCGCAGAGACATGGACTTCATCCACCTCATTCGGTGCTTTGCAAGTCAAAGCCAACACCGGAGCGGCCTATCAAATCGGTAGTGCTATTGGAAGTGCTGGCGGAACGAATAGAGCGATTACATTTGGTCACTGGAATGCTGCTGGCACATTTACAGCATCATTATCTGCTGCAGCGGACGGTTCTTTGACTTTTCTTGGTTCGTATTCGCTGGTTTCAAATAATTATAATCTGCAGTTGACTAATTCTCCTTCAGCGGCATTTGCTGGAACAGCATTTGGATTTTCTGCTTCTGCGGGACATTCAAATACCGTAGCGATTGGCACGAACTCAACTACAACAGCCGCAGGTCAGTGCGTTATCGGTGGAAATGCTGCTGGTATTACGTCTGTGTTCATCGGTAATGGTGTCACACACGGAACGCCCAACAATATTGTTTACAATGCAACGGGCGGGTCTGGGGCGAACACAGCAGGAGCATCACTTGCCTTGGCTGGTGGAAAAAGTACAGGATCAGCAAATGGAGGGTCAGTTAAAGTACAAGTTTCTCCTGCTGGATCTAGCGGTTCTACACTAAATACGTTAGTAGATGCGGTTGTAATAGATTCTAATAAAAATTCAACATTTTATGGAACTATTTCTTCACCAAGTCTTACTCCTCTTCTACTATTGCAAATTTGGGGCTAAATAATGGCTAAAACATATACAATTCCTGTAACTCAAAACATCCAATCGGCCTTCGGCACTTTGCTGAACGCTGACTCATTCAGTGCAGCCAACGGTGGAACCGCACCAACTAATACCAAGCTCCTATGCACAGCAGGTGCTGACGGTAGTATTTTGAAGTCTTTAGTAATTTCTTCAGACGACTCATCTTCGAGAACGATCCAGTTCTGGGTAAGTACAGACGCTGGAACTACAAAGTATTTAATTGGATCTATTACTGTTGCAGCTAGTAGCGGGACCAATGGAACAAATGCGAATGTGGACTTTTTAGGAAGCCAAATTCTTTTAGGAATGTGTACCGATGCAAGCGGCAAGTATGTTATTCCTTTAGCAGCCAATGCTCGAGTCTACTACTGTGTGACTACTGCCGCTGTTACAGCAGGTAGAACAGTCTACATTGCAGCAACGTTGGAGGACTTTTAATGCAAAGTGGTATGTCTAACGGGGGAATGAGTTCTCCCTTAAATAGCGTACTGAGAAAGACTATTAGTCCTTCGTACGATGATAATCCTAACCCTATCGCAGGAGCGAGCTGGCCACAGTATCTGAAAAATGCTATGGTTATTACCCCTCCACGTAGTCATATAACGCCCAATACTTTTGGTGGCTATCCAATTCTGATTATGCCTAAGCAGGGTGGACAGGTATTTATGCCTTCCGCCTTGATGGTTGGATCTCCATCACAGTCAGTTTCTAACCCAGCTATTAGATTAGGGTACGCTAGTAATCAGTGTTTTGAATTGAGTCAAGCTGGATCACACATAGCCTATTTCGGGAATGGAACAGCGGCTGGTACAAAATTGGGATATGCGTGTAAATATCATATTAGGTCAGATGGATTCTATGGATTTTCATCTACTTCTAGTGGTACTACCTTAGCAGATGCTGACACCGCCTTGTTTCGCGTTGGGTCTGGCACCGTTGGCATTTATAATCCGACAACTCCAGCAACCGCCCAAACATTTGAGTTATATAACACTTGGACTTCTACTACAAGCTTTGAAAATCTTAGATTTAGGTCTGTGGCTGGAGCGGCCTATCAAATAGGTAGTGCTATTGGGAGTGCTGGGGGTACGACACGACCAATAGAAATTGGGCACACAAATTCAGCCGGAGCATTCACTTCAAGAATTCATATCACTGCTGCTGGCAACGTCGGAATAAGTCACGGGACTGCTGGGTATCTGAGAGATATTTTTCAGGTAAACACAACAAGCACGTCTACGTCGTTTGGTTCAGGAAGTATTGCTCCTCAAGGTATCACGATCACAAATTCGACCAACACGGTGAACCGACCTATCGGATTGCAGTTCTCGGGGTACGAAGGCTGGGGATTCGGCGGCATTTATGGAACTATGACGAGCGGTGGTGGCAACACTTATGGCCGAATATCAATCGTACTACGATCGGCATCAGGAGGATCTTATTCCGAAGTTTGTCGCTGGGATGAAAACGCCTGTATGTTGGTTACACCGTGGTTGAGTACGTCAGGTTCGCCATCGGCGTTTGTACTTACAGATGCTGCCCACACTACGATGACTGCTTCAACTGAGGCAACATCTGTCAACTTTAATCTATCGTCTACAAAGCAGTTCGCGACAGGAGCACTAACGACTCAGCGAGCAATGCGGATTCAGGCACCTACCTATTCGTTCGTAGGTGCGAGTACGATCACGACAGCATCTACGCTTTCTATTAGTGGGCCTCCGATTGCTGGAACAAATGCGAGTATCACGAATAAGTGGGCACTGAATGTTGAAAGTGGTCACATACGAGCAAACAATGGAATTAGCATCGGTACTAATTATACGAATTCCGCAATAAATCTTGCTTCCTTTCAATGGATTAGCTGGAATAACGTGCAGTTGATTACTGCAGGAAATACGTACGATGGAGTTGCTTCGGTATCTTTTGGTAATTGTGGGATTGATTCAATATCTCAAATTAGGCCAGTATCGAACTCGCTTACAATAAGAGCTGGAACCAACGCCCAAACTTTTAGTGTCAATGGAACGTGGACATCATCCTCCGCTTATGAACTCATTAACATAAAAGGAAAAGCTTCTGCTAACTTCGAAATCGGCCCAGAAAGTGGGAGTGCTGGAGGCACTCTGAGGGGCCTAACGATTGGGGGATACCCAGCCGGTGCGTCTACAATTGTTGGATGGGCACAATTCCGACCTAATACTTCGACGGGGGTACTAGAGGCGTTCTATCTTGGACCTATCGCTGACAGTACGGTGACTGGCGGAAATGCGAGAGGGACTAACTCGGTTGATTTGCAAACAGTCAGGACTTCAGCTTCGCAAGTGTGTGTGGCACAAAGGTCCGTGATTGGTGGTGGAGAGAGAAATACTATTGAAGTGTTTTCTTCCGTAAGCGTTATCGGAGGAGGGTATCAAAACTCAATCACAGGTTTTGGTTATTATTCCGTGATAGCTGGAGGATACCTAAACACGCTCAGTGGATCTCCGTACTCAGTGATAGGTGGAGGGCGAGAAAATACAGTCACAACTGAGATTGGTATCATTCCCGGAGGAGTCGGAGCGTCTACTACTCGTTACTGCCAAGAGTCAACTGCGAGCGGAATGTTTGCTGCGGCTGGTGACGCTCAAACTGTGCGATTGCGTGCAAGGATAAAAACAACAGACGCCACGCCATCAACACTAATGCTGGATGGGTCTGCAAAAAGATTCACGATCCCAAGCGGAAAGATCATGTTCTGCGATATTCTTGTCAGTGGTATAAAATCAGACGGCTCAGCCGCAGCCTGCTATAAGCGGAAAGTAGCTATCAAAAATGTGGGCGGAACAACATCTTTGGTTGGTACTGTTGAAGCCATAGGCACAGACATTGAAGATGACGTATTGACGGACGTAGTCATTACTGCGGACAATACCAATGACGCTCTAGATATTAGTGTCACTGGTATCGCTGGTGAGACGTGGAGGTGGGTTGCTGTGGTAGAAGGATTGGAAATAGCGTATGGCACCTAATAGAACAAGCGGAGCACGATAATGGCGACAGTCCCTAATTATTCACAACCAGCAATCTTCTCTGAGGTAGCTACACCTACAGTCCCAGATTCTGGCTATCTAAAAGTCTATGCTAATAGCGGAGTTTTAGCCTCTATAGCAAATGGTGGCTCTGAAAAGAGGTACGTAGCAATTTCTGACAGTGGGCTTCCTATTGGGGCTTACACATTACCCACCACAGACGGGACTTCTTCGCAGGTCTTACAGACCAATGGGAGCGGCACGGTAACTTGGCAGACTGTCAGCGGTGGAGGCGGCATCACTTCTATCAACGGCGATACGACTGCTGCTCAACTACTCACAGTAGGTACTGCCGGTACTGACTTCGCTATTGATTCGACAACAACTCCCGGTACATCAGTCTTCAACCTCCCAGATGCGTCAGCTACTGCAAGAGGTCTAGTTACTACTGGTACTCAGACATTTGCTGGTACTAAGACCCTTGCTGGCGATCTGCTGTTTACCGATGCCACTTATGACATTGGCAAGAGCGGAGCGACTAGACCACGCGATGGATTCTTTAGTCGGAATCTGACTGTAGCGACAAGCATCTCAATCGGAGCCGCAACCGGAGGGGTATTAAACATACCCGCGTGGCAATGGGTGTCGATTGGGGGTTCGTTAGTTCGGGGAGGTGACACTGCTGATGGGGTTGGAATTTTATACATTCCGGGAGTTTCACTGAATGGTGCTATTGTTCCTTCTTCTAATATACTGAATGTGCGGAGCAGCACAAACGCCCAGACACTCAACCTATACAACACTTACACTTCAGCAACGAGTCTTGAGACGTTCAGAATCAAAGCCAACGCCGGAGCAGCCTATCAAATCGGTTCTGCTATTGGGAGTGCAGGTGGAAGTAATAGAGCGATAGAAATTGGGCACTACAGTTCTGCTGGGACGTTCACTAGTGCGCTGAGTATCGCGACGAGTGGGACTTTATCCGCTTCTGCTCCGCTATCTTTTGCAGCGGCTGGCTACATCGACTTGAGTAGTACAACCTATTCGAGAAGTAATGTCGCCATTCGAATGAATTATGGAAGCGGGACTCCCGGAGGTATTTATGGCTCAAACGGTAACGTCGGATTTTCAGCAGCCTCATCGTTTTTCTTTGATGCTGTCCAAACTCGCTGCTGCGTGCCAAATTCAAGTGGATACGCGATTGGGGGCACCACATCACCGTCTCATCATGTGATGTTAGCGTCTCCATCATCTGGCGTGATGGAAATTAACTCTGGAACTCCCGGAGCATACAGAGACTTGTTAGTCAGAAACCTGACTTCAAATTCAGAAACAATAACCCAAGTTGTAGCAACTACAGGTTCCCCAACAGCCTTCACCGTCACTGGTGCAGCCCATACTACGTTGACTCTGTCCACCGAAGCCACAGACGTAAACTTCAACTTGGCCAGAACTGTCCAATTTGCCACAGGAGCTATTACTACTCAACGGGCGATGCGAATCCAAGCTCCTACGTATAGCTTCGTAGGTGCAAGCACGATCACGACAGCGAGTACGCTGTCTATCAGTGGACCTCCAGTCGCAGGCACTAATGCGACTATCACGAATGCTTATGCGTTGAATGTTGAGAGCGGGAATAGTTATTTCGCTGGGAACGTCCGAGCGGTTGGCTCGTCTGTGTATGCTCCATCCTACGGATTTGGCTCAGACAACTCAGGGTTCTTTAGATCAACTTCATCTAGGGTTTTTCTTGGCTTAAATGGGAATGTGCAATACGATTTCAACTCAGGTAACCTGTGCATAAACAGCGGTTCGTATGGAGTGGCTGGAGGATCTGTTGACTCTAACAGTGCCGACGTTTTGTGGGTGCGAGACGCTGCCGGTATGTGGGCGACACGAAACGGCACTAACGTCCAATCACTAGGCATCTACGGCACATGGACATCAACTTCATCCTACGAACGTGTAAACGTCCGGGGCAAAGCCTCAGCCAACTTCGAAATCGGCCCAGAGAACGGGAGTGCCGGAGGCACTCTTAGAGGACTAACGATCGGCGGCTACTCTGCTGGCACTACCACTATTACCCCTTGGCTCACCTTCACAAGTTCCGGAACTCCCACATTCAACCTAGGCACCCTAGTCATCCCATCCGGTGGTACAGGTCTACTGTGCCAACAGACTAACATCTATTTAGACAGTTACGGTACTCACTCCGGTATTAGATATAGAAGATCTGAAGGCACGCAAGGTTCCCCTACTGGAGTTGCCCTTAATAGCTTGCTGGGATTCGTAGCAACTTATGGCTATCATACTGGATCTGCTTATCACTCAACACAGGGGGCTTCTATCTCCTTCTATGCGACTGAGGCATTCACCTCGGGGGCACAAGGCTCTAAGATTGTCTTTGGAACTACCCCAAATGGTACGACCACTAATACAGTCGCCCTGACCATTGACCAGAATCAAGTGGCCACCTTCTCTAAGCTGGTCGCCCAAAGTGCGGCTGAAATAACCAGTACGCCTTCCGGCACGACTCAAACCATAACCCTGAACAACGGAAACCATCAAACTCTTACGTTGACAAGTGCTACAGGGGCGGTCACAGCCACCCTAACGGTGCCAAGCAATGTTTCGAGCGGTACGATTATTGTGAAGCAACATGCTTCTACTGTTCGCGATATCACTTGGGCAGTTTCCGCTGGAACCATAAAGTGGATGGGGACTGAACCAGACTGGGCGGCTGACGCAGCTAGCGACATAAGAATTGTCTCTTGGAGATATGATGGATCAGTTATGTATCTTATGAGTACAGATAAGGCAGCATAATGGTCAGTAAAGAAGATATTTTCAAATTTTCGCCGTGTGTCGCTGCTACTCAGCAGTTAGTAGACACATGTTTTGCTGGGAGGGAATTCCTTACCGTACCAGATATATTGGCGTTAGCCCTAGAAGATGAGTACAAATTGTGGCTATTACTACGTCCAGAACTTCTTTCTGAAGACAAATTGGCAAAGATTCGGGCAGATTTTATCGGCCTAATGAATCAACAGTGGTTAATAGATTTATCATTTTCTTGCCCAGTTTATGATATAATTGGTAAAGTGGCTAGATGTTTCGATAGGCCATACCCAGAGACATATGCAGAATTGATTAGGATAGTGGAGAGTTATGCCTAGTACATCTTTCACTTCCCCAACTACTGCAACCAATGATGCGGGCATTGGAACGACGGCTTGGACTATAACATCAGTAACAAACTGTATTTGCCCAGTCGATAAGACTACGTCAAACTACTTAGAGATGACCGGATATGGATTCGATATACCTACAGGGGCAACCATATCAGGAATAGAGGCCACAATTACTTGCTCAAGTAGCGGGAGCGATACTCTTTACGTTCAAATCATGAAATCAAATAATGTCGTGGGAACCTCAAAATCAGTTTTTCCTTTAGCGACAACCGCATTTGGCGATAGCTCAGATTCATGGGGGACCGGATGGACCGAAGCCGACGTTGAAGCATCTGGGTTTGGTGTGGCTATTTGGGTAGTAGGAGGATCTAATGGGAATACAGTAAATGTGACTGGGGCAACTATCAGAATAACGTACACAACTGGGGGCGGTGCCGCCCCCGGAAGTTCAACAAGTGGTCATTTTCTTTTTACTTGGGTCATTTAGGAGTTAATCATGCCATTCGAAGTACCAACATCAACATTCAACGCCGTAGAGCATGCCACCAACAAGGTGCTACGCTCCAATCAGCTCGAAGAAAGTATTCTTCAGCAGTTTAAGTCTTCTTATGAAGATTTCTGGGGAGTTTCTGGGTCAGACGCTACAAATGAAGTAGATGGCGTACAAGTCACTACTTTCACTGGTGGCGGAAGTCGCTATACGGTTGAAGAAATGCAGTCTATTGTCACTACTTTAGGGGCTACGGCGATAGCAATCATGACAGCCGCTGGTGGTCTGGTCCAATTTATTGACGCAGCTTATCCCGGAGTTCTAGAAGATCGTTATAAGTCTGCGGCATTCGAATATACAGTTGGGGCCGGTATTACCTTGACAAAATTGGCAGATGTGTGGGCTGTGCCAGTAGACGCCCCATAATCCCTCAACAATTTTTGCTAGCTTAGATATACTAGCAATGGTGTATGCGTATTTACTATTGAATAAAAGGAAAATGTTATGACAAAAGAAGAAATTCAGAACGTAGTAGTACTAATCGACGCCGGAGCGAGAGCCTTGGCTTCACAGAATCCCCTAGATAAAGCCGGTTCTATTATGGCAACTGCCCATGAGTTGTCACTTAAATTGACCAAAATGGTGGAGGATGAAGGATAGTGGATTCGCCCATCTCATCTCTGCCGATATCTGGATCTGCAACACTTTCTCAAAATGGGGAAATGTTTACAGTTATTTTGTCCCTAAATAGGGTTATGACTTTCACTTTACAGATTGCCTACTAATGTCAAGCGAAATACATGCCCTAGATTATGGGACCGAACTCCGGATAACGGTAAAAGATGATGATGTAGTTGTAGACATCTCGACAGCTACCGGCACGGACTTCCTGATCAGAAAACCTGATGGGACGCTCCTGACGGTAGCTGCCGATTTTTATACAGATGGAACTGATGGTATACTAACGTATACTACAGTAGAAGGAGATACCGATATAGTTGGTCTCTATAAATTCCAAGCCAGAATAACTCTTGGTGGTGTTTTCTATACTAGTTGGGCGACCTTTAAAGCTCACTGTAATGTGTGAGTGTCTGGCTAATTCGCCATCCACTCGTTTCGGATGTGGGCGATCGCCCACAGGGGAGGCATCATGTGGAATACTGAAATAGGCACGATTGTCAGATATCTAGTTAATGATACTGATATATCTGACCCATCCTACCCGGACGAAAGAATTGAGCAGACCATACTCGTTGCCGCTCAGCTCGTTTCTACTGAAATTGATTTTGAACAAGTCTACACAATTAATGTAGAGCGGTGTTCCATCTCTCCCGACCCAACAGAGCCATCCAGTAAAGATGATGGCTTCATAAACCTTATCTCTCTGAAAGCAGCCTGCATCATAATTGGGGCAGAATATAAGACCCACAGCCTATCGGCTGTTCGAGTCAGTGATGGCCCATCCAGTATTGATATGGGTGGTGTGGCCACCAACTTTAAGAGTCTCTATGCCGATATGTGTGAGAGATACGAACGAACCAAATTGAACTTTGCTACGACCAATAATAATGTTGGTGAAGCTATCTTGTCCCCCTATGGATCTTATTGGAGTAGACACTAATGCCAGATGTAGTATCATTTGCCGGTACTGGAGTCGTTTATAAGAATGGGACTGCCACAGTTTATGCTGATAAATTGGGCAATACCAAAAAGGTGAACCCAAGAGTTGAGCACAATGTGATTGTGGCACAATCTGGCATCCTCGATAGTCGTGTAGACGACAAAACCTACTACTCAAGTTAGGCGAATCCATGCAAATTCCCGCTAACGTGTACACTAAATATGCTGAGGCTATGTCATTGTTTTCCTCTCTGGATAACTTTGGTGTGCCCTGTCAGCTAGTGTATCAGAAGACATCGCTCATAGCCTCTACTCCTACAGAGATAAGGCAGAGGCTGACTATGTCGCCTCAGGTGGGTCAAGCGGGAATGATTAGGGGCGGCGAGGCAACCAAGTTAGTTGAAACTACTGAGGATGTGACACTTCGTGTCTATTCCGACAAGAAGAGTTTTGACAAGGTGGGAGCCTTTGAGTTCATCTCGGGCTCCTGCATGACGATAGGGACTCTCTCCCAGATGGATAATCTAAGGAGAGCTTCATTCCTAATAACTCATAGCGAATCTAATGGCGAGGCCAGACTCCAAAGGAGTGGCGAAGTTCTAGTGTGGGGGCTAAACGGGGAATACTGCGTAGCTCACTGGACTAAATAATGGCAAAATCCCGAATCCAAATTATTGAGTCCACCTCCTCAATATCTGCCAAGGTGCTATTTGAGGTAGTAGAGCAAGTTGACAAGAAGATGAGGAAAGCCGCCCCTCAGATTAATTTGAGAGTGGGCGAACTTATAGAGACAAGGATTAGGGCCACTCCTCATGTGAAATCTTTGATATCTGGCCAACTTCAGGCTGATTTCGGCTTGAATATAGGAGAAGCCGAAGAAGCTATTGAGTCACTCCTGTTCGTGGTAAAGCGATCAGTAAAAGTGAATCTTGGCATCAAGAATAGGGGCTCTTTGGGGAATTCGGCATGGTCTATGTCGGTCTCAATACTCCCAGATGGCTTCAGTGACATCCTAAAAGGCATAGGAACATACCAAAGCCCCAGAAGCGGCGAATTTATTCCTTGGATGGAGTGGCTATTAACTAAGGGGACTACGATCATCTATGATGACTTTTTCGTGGCCAAAGGGGAATTCAGGACAAGTAGGTCTGGTTTCGCCCTGATGTTCCCCTCTGGTGAAAGTGGCAAGATCTTCCGAGTTGACCCAAACTTCGCCGGAACGGCAGATGATAACTTTGTTGTTAACACCATTGCTTCTCTTTTACCGGAAATTGGCAACATAATGTTCAGTTACCTACAGTGAGGCTTGTATGTCATTAAAAGGTTTTGTTAGGTTGGGGGATTCTACTCTCACCAATGATATACAAGAGAATCTGGTCTCATATTTAGACTACAACCTTCTCCAGATGGGGAATTTTGTTGATGTTCCCGTTCCATCTACGGGACTTTATGGGGGAGTTGATAGTAGGCTTCGCTTGGTAGATGATCCTCGGTATACATCTGGACAGGTCTGGGCCACCTTCAGGCCAAATCTAGTTTGGGAATCTGGAGTCGGAGCCCTAACTTCTACTAATCCAGCCTATCCGGGGGTTTCTGGGGTTCGTGTTAATTCAACTCTATATCCACCCTCTACTACTGGTACTTATGCCTATCATGTTGACCACATAAATGGGGCAGTAAGGTTTGATACAGCTATAGCCGCAAGCTCTGTAGTAGAAATGGCCTACTCCTATAAGTATGTGAGTGTTACACGCTCAGATGGGCTGGGCTGGTTTAAGCAGCTACAGGAGAGATCTGAGAGATCCAATGGGGACTTCGCCTCACAAAGTGGGATCTATGAACTCCTGCCCGAAAACCGCCAAGCTCTCCCGGTAATAGGCGTTGAATTGGCGGGGCGTAGGTTGGCCCCATATCAGTTGGGAGGTGGCCAATTGGTCGAAACAGATTTCTACTGCCATTGTGTGGCGGAAGACTCCTACACGCGGGATTCCCTTGTGGATGCCCTTACATACCAATCTAAAGCCTCCATGAAGATGTATGATCTTAACGAAATCGCAGACGCTGATGATTTCCCCCTAGATTACCGGGGAGTCCCAAATTCTGGGGCAAAAACCTACCCCGATTTGTGTAGCACATATTCTGGCAGAACCATGTATATCAAAGATGCGAAGCTGGATTCTGTATACTCGTTGGGCACCCTAAAAATTGGCACAGTTAAAATTACCACTGAGGTAATTCATTTTGGCGTATAAATAGTTAGAAGTTCCTTTTTACTGGAGAAAATAAATGGCGTTTAATACAAGTTCAAATAAGCGTGTTTTTTACGCCACTCAAGGTGTTGCTATCGGCGACATGGGGGCTACTGGCGTAAAAGATGCATGGGGCACCAGCAATGCTGGAACCGATTTTAATGGTTCCGGCAATATGATCATCATGCATGGTCTTCAGAGCCTTGGGGTTAATACCAACTTCAGTCTTGAAGCCGTGCAGGAATTGGGTCAGCTTTCGATCTATGAGAACGTGGAAGAAGTTCCGGATGTCGAGGCGACTATGGAGCGTCTGCTGGATGGCTACACGATGGCCTATCATGCTGCCACTATTACTGCTAGCGATCCTACCCTTTCTGGCAGAGCCAACGCGAGAGCCGACCTCAGAATGATTATCGGTCTCGATACTGACTCTGCTGTAACTAGTGGTGATAGTTTGGCCGCTGAGTTGTATTGTTCAGGTATGTATTGGTCTTCAGTTAGTATCAATCTTCCGACAGATGGAAATTTCACTGAGAGCCTGACTCTTGTTGGGAACAACAAGAAGTGGATCTCCACAACTGGAACCGCCGGTATTCTACTTGGTGCTGGTGGAGTTGTCAACTCTGTCTTCGCATTCGGGGATGACTCACCTGATTCGCCAGATAGTGGTGTCCTGCGAAGAAACAACTTCCTGACCGGATCAGACTTAGTGACTCGCGGTGGCAATAGTTTCGTTACCGTCCTTCCGAGTTTTATCACTGGTATTTCTAATAACGGACCATCCACCGGAGCTAACGGAGCATCGACCTTCAAGAATTGTGGGACAATCAATACTGCCGACGTTCACGTTCAGTCTATCAGTTTCTCAGTTGATGCTGGCCGCGAAGCGATCAACCAGCTTGGTACTTATGCCCCATACTACAGATACGTTAACTTCCCAGTCAACGTAACAACTGAGATTGAGGTGATTGCAGTTGGTGGGGACAATATCAACGCTGTCGAAGACGTACCTAGCGGTGGTAACTTGTCAAACCATACCATTCAGGTATGTCTTGATGACTCAACCGTGATTCAGGTTGGCAACAAGAACAAGCTAACTAGCGTAAGCTATGGTGGTGGGGACGCTGGTGGGGGCAACGCCTCTATCACATACTCAATGCAGAACAACAACGACTTCGTAGTTCTACACTCTGGAGACCCAATGGGGCTTGAGGCTGGTAGCTACTTTAAGTACTGGTTTACGTAGGCCTTAGCTGCGTGAACCTTCGGACTTGATGGGGGCGAAAGCCCCCATTCTCGTATAAGGACTTTAGGAGGGCGAAGCCCATCATACAGGAACTGCTGTCTAACACGACGCTATTGGCTTTTAAAAAGCCGATCAGGATCGCCAATTTCTCCCCTATAGAGAAGGCTGAAGCTTCGGCTTATGCCGAAGCGGTCTACGACGAATGCTTTGAGTCTGGGTCTTTCAGTAAAGAAGAATTGGCCGATTATTTGATGGAGATTGGCCTATGGACTCAGCAGCAAGAGGAAGACTACCTTAAAGGGTTTGAAGATTTGCAGCAAATGAAAATGGATTATTTTGAAGCGTTCGCTCTGGAAACCAAACGCACGAAGATCAAGAAGGCGATCGACGCCAAAATGTATCAATTGAACATCGCATTTCAGAAGAAAATCTACCTAAGCGAATACACTTGCGAATATGCTAGGGATGAGGCTTATGCATATTATTTATTCAGAGATAAAGACGCCCCGTTTGCGTTTTCTAGGAAATTTTTAAGTTCTAGGATGTCAGAGGAAGATATCAGGGCTTTGTATTTTGACAGTACTTGGAGAATGATATGGGGAGTTTCTAAAGACGCCAAATCTATTTTTGGGGTAAGTTCAAACCAGCTCAACGACAATCAGCTTAGTCTACTTTACTGGAGTAAGCTATACGACAATATTGGTGAATCTATGGATGCCCCAAGTAATGCAGTCATGAAAGACCCACTAGCTGTTGATGGTTGGTTTATTAAACAGGCCAAAAAGAGAGAGACCGAAGACAAGAAAAATGCCCTTCCGGATCAGAACGCTGGGGAGGTCTTCGTTATGGCTTCTAGCCAGAAGGAGATTAAAGAGATTAATAGTCTAAATAGCGCAGAAGGTAAGCAGATTCTAAAGTCTAGGGCTAAAGATTTAGTCGCTAAAGGTGAGCTTGATGAGCGTCAGTTCTCGCACGTAAAACAAGAGATAGGCATCAAAAAGAACGAATTAAGTTTCAGAGGCAAATAAATTTGCCTCAACAAGGATTGAGAGGTTAAAAATGGGAAACGGGGCAGTACAACTTTATCAGGCGGTGCGGAAACGCATCATGACAACAATGATTGGGGCTCTTGCAAGTTTGGAAGAGTTCAAAGAAATTTTTGAGGAGGATGAATATGAAGGACTAAGAAAAGACATTTTGGACAAGGGCCATTTTCAGATCAGGGAATTGGAACGGGATTTAGACGGGTACGATATCAAATACAAGACAGTTTACTTTATGCCACTTAGGAGAGATCATGGAAAATAGATTCACAGTTGGGGAAAAAGATTATTTTATCAAGCTTACCCCACAAGCCGTTGCAGAAGGAAAAAAGGCCCATAATAGAGCCTTTAGGGAAGCTATTGATGATGGGGCACTTCTTAAGAAGAGCCTCATGAACCATATGCGAGAACAGGGCGTATGGAATGACAGCAAAGAGGAAAACTATAAACAATTCATCAAAGAAATTGGTGAACTTGAATATAAGTTGTCTTCTGGAAAAATGAAAGTTAGTGAGGGTAAAACTCTTGCAATTCAACTTTCTAAAAAGCGTGCAGAATTTAGATCTCTTATTTCTGAGCGTAATCAGATGGAGGCAAATTCTGTCGAGGCCCAAGCAGATAACGCTAGATTCAATGCCCTTTTGGCAAAATCTATCTTTGATTATGACACTCAGAAATTAGTCTATGATTCTGTAGAGTCTTATGTCGAAAAGGGCTCTGACGAGCTAGGCATTGCACTCGCAGAAAAGTTTGCGAATTTTATCTACGGTGTAGACGAGAAATATGAAGATTCATTGGTAGAAAACAAGTTTTTGAAGCGATTCAAGCTTGTCAATGAATCTGGCCATTTCATCGATAAAGCTGGTCGCCTAGTCGATATCGATGGGCGTCAAGTCGACGAAGATGGATATAGGCTCGACAAGGACGGAAAGAGGATTGACCTAAATGGTAATCCGATAGGACTAAATATAGAAGATGCCGAGTTTGAGGATGATTTTAACTGTGATCCTGCACCTACGGAACCTGTAGAAGCTTAGTAACTTTTATGTGGAGTAGTCATGGCCCTTTACGACATATCTGCTAGGTTAGTACTAGAAAATGTAGATAGCTCTTCTGTCGACAGGGCCATTTCTAATATAAACTCACGCCTAGAAAAAGGCACTAGGACAGCTAAAACCTTTTCTGAGACTATAACCCTTAAAGGAATAAATTTAGCTGCTTACACTGCACTCAGCGGGGTAATGGTTAGACTTGCTTCTTTTGTATCTAGTGCTACAAATGATGCTATTAAGTTTGATAAAGAATTAGCTAAATTAGCTCAAACAGTAGGAGTTAGTAATCAGGACATAAAACAACATTCTGAGTCTATTAGAAATATGTCTGTTGCTTATGGTCTATCCGCCCCAAAAATCGCAGAGACTATAAGAGTTCTGGCCCAAGCCGGTTATTCTCTAAGAGAAGCTAAAGCTGCTGCTGATGAATTAGCCAAAACAACATTGTTAGCCTCATTTGAGAGCATAGCAAACACTACAGAAGGTTTGATTGCTATCAACAAGCAGTTCACTGAGACTGTTGGGCAGTCTGCGAGAGTTCTTTCTTTACTGAATGTGGTTGCTAAGAAGTACGCTGTTGAATCTGATGACTTGGTCGATGCGGCCAAGCGGGCGGGCGGTGTTTTTGCGGCAACTGGTGGGTCTTTAGAAGAACTTGTGACTATTTACACAACAGTCAGAGATACTACCAGAGAAAGCTCTGAGACTATCGCGACGGGTCTTAGAACAATCTTCTCTCGTCTGCAGCGGCCTAAAACGATTGACTACCTACGCCAATTTGGCATAGAGCTTACAGACCTTAAAGGGAACTTCATTGGTAACTATGAAGCCATTCTTGAAATTCAGAAGGGGATACAAAGAGCCAATATTCAGCCCGGATCTATCCAGTTCGCTGAAATAGTTGAACAGCTTGGTGGTGTTTTGCAGCAGTCGAGAGTCATTCCTCTTTTGACTCAAGGTGCCAAGATGCAGAGGATTTATGCAGATGCTCAGAATGCTGCCTCTGAGACTGCTGCCGACTTGGCCAAGGCTCAAGAGACATTAGCTTTTAAGATAACTCAAACTCAGCAGAACTTTTCAAAGCTGATTGGGGATATCATGGATACTGCCTCCTTTAAAGCTATGGTCTCTGTGGTTTTGTCTTTGACTAATGCATTCATCGGGTTCGCTGATTCTATCAAGGAGCTTATTCCACTTATAGCTACTTTGGGGGCAATTAAGTTAGCAAGATCAGCTTTTCAGGTGTTGCCGGGTTCTAGTTTTGGTAGTATGAGGACTCCTATCAAGAGAGCAAGAGGTGGGTTTGTTCCCGGTAGCGGGAGTGGGGACACTGTACCGGCTATGTTGGAGCCCGGCGAATTCGTTATCAGGAAGAGTGCGGCTCAGGCGATGGGGGCTGACGCTTTGCATGGGATCAATAAATATGGCTTTGGGGGCACAGTAGAGAAATTAAGCGATTCTTATAAGAGCATTAAAACCCTTAAAGGCTTTAAAGATTCTTCAGGTAATATTAGTGCTCTAGCTAAAAGAAAAATGAATTATACGGCTAATTTTAAAAACGTAATACCAAATCAGAAAGATATTGAGCTATTCCATAAATTGAGTGGCCCGTATGGAAAAAGATTTGAGCAGGTTCTATCTAAGAGTAGAAGATTTAAAACTGGTCGGCCATCTACTAATCCATATGCATATGTAGATTTTCCATATTCTCCCGGAGGTGCTTCTGAAGCTAAATTCATGAAGGAGGGAACCACGTATAGTGATGATGATAATATAAAGGGGGCAACACATGCAGGTATTGCTGCGAAGGCCCTATTATTATCTGCTTCTAATAACGCGAACAGAAGAATACGAGGAATGGAGATTAGGCAGAAGGATCTTAGTCCAAAATCTGTTACTACGTATGTAACCGATCCAGATTTATGGACGATGAAGCGGAAAAAGAAAGTGGGTATAAGAAGGGCTACTGGTGGTGGAATTTCTGGTACAGATACAGTGCCAGCACTGCTTACTCCCGGCGAGTTTGTCGTTAACAAGAAGTCCGCACAAGCATTTGGTTATGGAAATCTCCATAAGGTCAATAAATATGCTAAGGGAGGAACTGTTTCTGGTATACAGAGATTTTTTGAAGGTGGCGTTGCTGAAAAAGATGTTGTTAGAGCGCAAGGAAATGTGATAAAAGACCTTGAGCATGCTAGTAGGGTCTTTACAGGTGTGCTAGAGTTGATGCCCGAAACTCTCCAAAACAGTATATTGAGCACATTCAAAGGCATTGAGAATGTTCAAGCTGGTGCATCGCCCCAACTTGGAAGCTCAAAAGCTTTTGGAGAAGGCACTCGGGGTAGAGCTACAGTTGGAGATAGTGCATCTTCTATAGGCTTACAGATTCAGGGAGCAAAAACAAGTGCTACTGAAGAGACTGTTGTGCATGAGGCTACGCACCTAGGTGATGCAGCACTTGGAGCAGCTAGGGCCAACAAGGAGGGCTATGCAGGACCCAAATTAGCTAGTCAGCAAGAAGGAACATTTCAATTTGATGTGGTGGAAAAGGTAAAGCCAATAATGCAGGCCGCTATGGAAGCTGCTGGACATTCTGCTGAAAATATTGAAAAATACTTAGCCAAAAATGAAGAACTATTTGCTGAATTTGCTGCGAAGGCCACTCCAGAAGTAAGAAAAATTTTATTTAGCACTACAGATGCCGCCATCGGTATGGCCGAGTTAAGAAGCCACCTAGAAAAAGCTGGAAGCACTTATGCTGGTCTTGAGGCTTCAGATATAGATCTAAGGCCATATAAATCGCAAGAAGTAAGACAAGATGAAAATTTAGCTATTACAGCATTAAATTCCCCTGTTAATAAAACTTCATCTGTCAGCAGCAGACCTTTGGCTAAAGAATTTGGACCTGAGATAGGACGGCTTGGTAAATCTGTTTCAGAGGAACAGACTAAGCTAAAGGCTATACAGGAACAAAAGGCACAAGTTTCAACTAGGCCGGGAGAATCTTCCAAGGAATTAGGTAAGCTTAATGAGGCAGAAGCAAAATCAATTGAGACAATTGATAAACTTAATAAAGAAAGAGATGCATTACGTTCTGTAATCATTGAAGAGAAAAATAATCTAACTAAGGGACTAAAGTCCGGAACAGCTTCTACTTTTAGGGAATCTGTTCCATTAGCACCTGCTGTTAATAAGCCAGTCGTGCCCCCTAATCCAGCTATGGCTGCGTTTGCTAAAATGGCTCAGTCCGGTCCGAATGGCCCTAACGGTCCGAATGGCCCAAATGGCCCGAAAGATAATAGTACAGTTGAAAAAGAAATAGAAGAAAGGGGTAAGAATTTAACTGGAACATTCTCTACATTGGCTTTGGTTGTATCTGGAGTCGCTTCTCAATATGTAGATCAAGAAACAGCAACTGGTAGAGCAATTGGAGGAATATTAGATTTTGTGTCTGTTCTTTCTGCTGCTCAGCTTACTTTGTCTCAATTCGGCATAGATCTTGACCCAAAAAAGATTTTTGATATTGGAAAAGACCTATTTACCGGAAAAGGTGCTAAATTAGCTGAACAAGTAACTGGTGGGGCGAGACAAGTTGGGAAAAGCGTGTTTGGAGCTGGTAAATATGTACAGGGGATTGGTGGC